GTTCGAGTACGACCAGCGTGTGGCGCGTGGTCTGTACCGTGACGTGGATCTGGTCCGAGCCACTGCTGAGCCTGATCAAACGCATTCAGAGAAGGCCAGCGAGAAGATCGAGGGTAAGAAGTACATCGATAACATCGATGGCTTGAGGACCGTCTATCACATCTACACATGGCTTGATCTTGAAGAAGACGATAGGACCAAGGGCGAGTCTGCTCCTTACATTCTGATGATCGACGAGTTAGACAATAAGGTGCTCGGCATCTACCGCAACTGGGAGGAAGGCGATGACACCTTTAGTAAACTTGATTGGCTTATTGAGTTTAAGTTTATTCCTTGGCGTGGTGCTTATGCCATCGGTCTACCGCATCTCATTGGTGGTCTTTCTGCCGCCCTTACTGGTGCTCTTCGCGCTCTATTGGATACTGCGCACGTCAATAACTCGCTTACCATGCTTAAACTCAAGGGAGCGAAGATCTCTGGACAAAGCCAGCAGGTAGAGATTACGCAGGTAACGGAGATCGAAGGCGCACCCGGTGTGGACGACATCCGCAAGATTGCGATGCCCATGCCTTTCAATCCCCCATCTCCCGTCTTATTTGAACTTCTAGGCTGGTTAAATGACGCGGCCAAGGGCGTGGTATCAACCGCAGAAGAAAAGATCTCTGAGGCCACAAATAACATGCCTGTGGGTACTGCTCAGGCTTTGATCGAGCAAGGTTCCCAAGTCTATTCCGGCATCCACACCCGCTTGCACAACTCCATGAGACGAGTGCTGATGGTGCTCGGACGCATTAACCGCTGGTATTTGGACGACCAAAGACGCGGTGACGTGGTGAAGGACCTGCCGATTGCCAAGGCTGACTTCAACCGCAACTCTGACATTGTTCCCGTATCTGACCCACACATCTTTTCTGAGACCCAGCGTATGGCTCAGACGCAGGCTGTGATGGCCATGATGACGCAGTTCCCTCAGTCGTTTGACCAAAATGCTGTCTTGGCTCGTATGCTCAAGCAAATGAAGGTGCCAAACGTCAATGAGTTAATGCCCAAGACCAGCCAACCCACTGAGATGGACGCGGCTGATGAGAATGCCGCTATGGCTTTGGGTAAGGCCGCCTTTGCTTACCCACGTCAAGATCAGTTGGCACATATCCAAACACACTTAATGTTTGCCCTAGATCCTGCGTTGGGTGGCAATCCCATCATGGCTCCTCAATTCATACCGCAGGCGCTGGAGCACATCAAACAACACATGTTGCTGTGGTACACCAGCCAGATGAAAACCTATGTTACTGGCGGCAACAACTTGGATTTAGGCAAGTACGAGACCAACAAACTGGCTTCCGAGGTAGACAAAGCGTTTTCTTTGGCCTCCCAGCACGTTGGACGCGACACACAACAGGTGTTTGCAAAGGTATTGCCCGCTATTCAGCAACTTGGTCAGATGGCCAGCCAGATGGCGCAACAAGCACAGCAGGCTCAGCCTACAGATCCAGAAGCACAAGCCGTATTGCAAGCCTCTATGGCTGAAACACAACGCCGTGCGGCCAAGGACAAAGCCGATATTGCTATTGACATGAAGTCGATGGCAAACGAGCAGGCTAGAGATTATGCTAAACAGCAAGTCGATATTGCTATGAACGCAGAAAACAATCTAACTCAAGAGCGTATGAAGAGTGCGCAGTTGACGGTAGACGAGGCTAAGTTGCGCCGAGAGCAAGAAGCAACTGCACAGGCGTTAGAAAATCGTACTCAACATAACTTAGGGAGTTAATCATGGACAAACTGGACAAAGACCAAATGGGTGAAGACGTTTCTCAATCCAAACGCATCAAGATGGGTGCTTGGTTGGACGGGGAACAGTTCAAAGAAGAATCGAAAGCGACTATGAGCGAAGCCAACAGCGACCACGGTAATTTTGAAAAGTCCTCTATCGACAAGAAAAACGCATGAATATCATTTCCAACCTGATCTCCGCTGTAAAAGTGGAGCAAGACAAGATAAGAGAGTCATTGGTGGCGGGTAACGTTATCAATTTCGAGACTTATCAGCGTCTGGTTGGACAATTTCAAGGGTTAGACAAGTCTTTAGAGATCATCAATGATCTTTTAAAGGAAAAAGATGACGACAACTAGCACGGTAGCCGTTGATTCGGCTGATTTACTGGAGGCTTTTCCAGTTGTAGACCCCGGTGCAGTTCCTCTAGGTGCGCGTGTATTGGTTCAATTACGCATGGCTAAGAAGAAAATCACTTCATCGGGAATTATTTTGCCCCAAGAAACACGCGATACTGAAAAGGCTCAAAACCCTGTCGGTAAAGTGATTGCTATTGGACCATTGGCGTTCAAGAAACGCGACACAATGGAGCCGTGGCCAGAGGGTTCATGGTGTGAAGTGGGTGATTTCCTGCGAGTTCCCAAGTGGACAGGCGATAGGTGGGAGGTTGCAGTGCCCGGCGCTGACAAATCCGACGATAAAGCCGAGTTCATTATTCTGAACGACCATGAAGTGATCGCTAAAGTGACGGGTAATCCGTTAGAAGTGGTGGCATTCGTATGAGTACCGCTCCAAGACCCGATGACATGACCATCAAAGAGGAGTTAGATGGTAGTGCTGTAGTGGATTTGCCTGAAAGCATCCCCAGCCCTAACGCTGAACCCTCTGAAGATGAAGACGAAAAGGCCCGTGACGCTGAAATAGCGGCCACAGGTGCTGTTGACCCCGATGCTGAGGCTTTGCGTGAACAAAAACGCCTAAAGCGCCAGCGTCGCAAGGAATACCACAAGCAAGTCGAGATTGAAAAGGAGATCAAACTTAACCATTTGACTCGCCAGAATCAAGAGTTGCTTGAAAGACTGTCTGTTTTAGAGAAAAGATCCCAAGGCTCTGAGGTCGCACGCATTAACAAGGCGATTGAGGACCAAGAAGCCAAGATTTTGTTTGCTAAACAGAAAATCAAAGAGGCAACAGAGACCGGTAACGGTGACATGCTGACTTCTGCGCAGGAGATGTGGTTTGAAGCCCGCCGCCAAGCAGAATCTTTGGTGCATATTCGCAATCAAGCAAATCAAGCACCCAAGCGTCAGGGTATACCCGCACCTGATCCTCAGTTGCAAAGACATGCCAGTGAGTGGATGGCTGACAATCCTTGGTACGACCCCAATGGAAAGGATGCCGATTCTCGTCGAGCATTAAACGAAGACCAGATTTTGGCTGACGAGGGTTATGACCCTAAAACGCCAGAGTATTGGGAAGAGTTAGATAAACGCTTGCAAAGAATATTACCTCACAGGTATACTATGGACACAGACGAGAGACCACAAAGTAGACGAAGAAGTGTCGTGACAAGTTCCGGTCGTGAAAGTGTTTCGAGTAGTGGTGGTAAAAATTCTTTTACCCTTAGTCCTGAACAAGTTCGGGCCATGAAAGATGCAGGCATGTGGGACAACGCTGAGATGCGGGCGAAAATGATAAAACGCTACGCAACTGAGGCACGCAATAGAACTTCTGGAGGATACTAAAATGGATTCACGTTTAAAAAAATCATTATCGGCTGGTGGACGCGAGAACCGCGCGAGTCTTGATTCAGTTCGAGAGGCACCGGAGGATAAGTTCGTTTCGGCTGAAGAGCGTCGCAAGATGTGGAAAGACGAATGGACACAAAGCGCATTGCCTAGAACACCGGAATTACCCGGATGGCACCTTTGCTGGTTATCGACTACGAATAGTTACGACAGCATTGACAAACGTATGCGACTTGGTTACGTTCCTGTGAAAGCAGATGAACTGGCTGGGTTCGAGAATTACCGAGTCAAATCTGGCGAACATGACGGGTTTATTGCTTGTAATGAAATGTTGCTTTATAAAATCCCGATGGATTACTATCAGGATATTATGACGCACTTTCACCACGAGATGCCGTTGGAAGAGGCGGAGAAGATCAAACGCCAAGCCACGCAGAACGTTGCAAGTGATAGTTCCGGCAAGAATCTCGGAAAGATCGAGGGTGAAGGGCTAGGTAACATTGACAAACCTCTTCCTGCTCCTGTGTTTCAGGGCTAAAAGGAAGAAACAAATAGGAGTTTTAAATGAGTGCAACCTCTGCTCCGTTTGGTTTGCGTCCTGCGTATCATCCTTCTGGTCTTGATCGCGCACAGGCGTTAGCCAACGGCATCACATCTGGTTACTCTTCAGCAATCCTGAAGGGCCAACCTGTTCTTTATTCTTCTGGCGCTGGCGTTATCGTGCCCGTGACTACGACTTCACAAGCGTGGTCTGGTGCATTTGATGGCGTTGAGTGGACTGACACTACAGGTCGTCGTCGCGTGTCCAATTACTGGCCCGCTAACACAGCCTATATTGCTGGTTCTTGCGTTGCTTATTTCTACAACGACCAAAACATCGTTTATGAAATTCAAGCAGATGGATCAATGGCACAAACCACCCTCGGTGGCGAGTTCTCATTTACATCTGGCAACCTAGCCGCTGGTTCTACTACCACTGGATTGTCCCAAGCCACTTTGGCCTCTGGTTCATCTGCCGGTGCTGGTATGCAACAGCAAATGCGTGTGGTCGATCTTGCTCCCATTCCCGGCAATGCTTGGGGTGACGCATACACAATCGTCCGTGTAGTTAACTCACAGTCACAGTTCTTCGGATCTGTAACTGCTGTTTGATAAGGAGTAGAGCATGGCCGCACCAATGCGAAGTACGGACTTTAGAAGTATTGTTGAACCAATTCTCAACGAATGCTTTGATGGAGTCTATGATCAGCGTACCGACGAATGGTCACGAGTTTTCCGTGAGCAAGAAGGTATTCCCCGTAACTACCACGAAGAGCCAGTCCTTTATGGATTTGGAGCCGCACCCCAGTTGCCTGATGGAAGCCCTGTTTCCTATCAGCAAGGTGGTGTGTTATTCCTCCAGCGCTATGTATACCAAGTCTATGGACTTGCGTTTGCATTGACAAAAGTGTTGGTTGAAGATGGCGACCACATCCGTATCGGTCAAGTGTATGCACGTCACCTTGCTCAATCTTTGATTGAGACCAAAGAGACACTTTGTGCAAACATTTTGAACAATGCGTTCAACTCTTCATACGTTGGCGGTGATGGCGTTCAATTGAACACCACTAGCCACCCCATCGTTAACGGCACTGCATCCAACTTGTTGGCTACAGCCGCTGTGTTGTCACAAACATCTCTTGAGCAAATGTTGATCCAGATCCGTCAGGCTGTGGACAACAATGGTAAGAAGATTCGCTTGGTTCCCCGCCAATTGGTGGTCGCTCCCGGCAACATCTTCCAAGCCGAGGTATTGCTCAAGTCAGTGTTGCGTACTGGTACTGCAAACAATGATGTGAACCCAATCAAGTCAATCGGATTGCTTGACGAAGGTGCCGCAGTGTTGTCACGCTTGACAAGTTCTACAGCATGGTGGGTGCAAACCGACGCTCCTGAAGGTATGAAGTTGCTCATGCGTCGTCGTCTTGAGAAGACGATGGAAGGTGACTTTGAGACCGACACAATGCGTTACAAAGCCACTGAGCGTTACATCCCCGGATGGACCGACTGGCGTGCTATGTACGGCACACCCGGCGCTTAAAGCCACGACGGGGGTTGGGATAAAACCCAGCCCCCTATTTTTTTAACTTCGTCAAACTTTTCAAGGAGCAGACGATGCCTCAATTTTCAGATGACCTATTTTTAGGTAATGGTCAAACCTACATGGGTACCGGTAACCAATCCGCTACCTCTGTCATTTCAGCAACAATTTCAGGTACAACCCTGACTGTTTCTGCTTATTTGTCCGGCGATACACCATTCGTTGGCCAATACGTCACAGGATCTAGCGTAACTGCTAACTCCTACATCACTGCTGACTTGGGTACTAACTCAAGCGGTAACCACCAATACACATTGTCTCAATCATCGACTGTTGGTTCTGCCACTACGATGTATTTGGCTGGTAATGCGTTATTGGGTGATCCATCTCCCATGTCTGTCGGTGTTGGTCCTATGGGCCGCGTCTACATTTGGGATACGATTCCACAAGCATTGCAAACCAACAACGTTGCCGCATCACAAGCACCTTCTGGCGCTGGTGCGTTGACATTGACTGCTGGTACAGGAGTAACTTCTGTTGTGCGTGCTGATGGAACTACAGTTTTGCAATTGGATGTACCTCGTGCTCTCCAAGTGAACTGCTCAACAACTGCTCGTGCATTTACGGTTACTGGTTACGACTATTATGGTCAAGCCATGTCGGAAGTGATCACAGTTGCCACAGCCGGAACTGCTGTATTTGGCCTCAAAGCATGGTATCAAATCTCTAGCGTCACAATCGCTGGATCTGCTACTGCCGCTGTGGTCGGTACAAGCGATGTTCTAGGTTTCCCTGTTCGCGTCATTGATGCTGGTTACTTGATCAGCAACATCTGGAATAACACTCTAGACAATGATGCTGGTACTTTTGCGGCCGCTGTTACAGCAACTGCAACAAGC